CAACACCGAATCGACGGGTCGCAATGGCTACCCTGAGAAGGATGTGAACAAGGGCGTCACCCACATGGATATGAAGGGTGCAGGTGCTGCGACCAAGGGCAAGAAGTTCGTGTCGCAGATCAACCTTGAGAACAATGCCAAGTACAGGGCAGGCTGGTCGCCGTGAATTACAGTCAGCTTTCTACACTGATTCAGGATTATTGCGAGTCTACGGAGCAGAGCTTCGTAGCCAATATTCCTACGTTTGTGCAGGTAGCTGAAGAACGAATCTACAACTCAGTTCAGATCCCGGCGATTCGTAAAAATGTGACGGGTACGACGACGATTAACTTTCAGTACCTTGCACTACCGTCTGATTGGCTTTCGACGTTCTCATTGGCAGTGATTGACCCGACAACGGGCGATTATGAGTATCTGCTCAATAAGGACGTAAATTACATTCGACAAGCCTACCCGCCTCCGAATAGCACAGGTAAACCTGCCTATTATGCTATTTGGGACGACACTACTATGATCTTGGGACCAACTCCTGATAATACGTATTCGATGGAGTTGCACTACTATTATTACCCTGTGTCTATCGTTAATTACGGTACGTCATGGCTTGGTGATAATTTTGAATCGGTTTTGCTTTATGGCTCGTTGCGCGAGGCGTACACCTATTTGAAGGGTGAAGCTGATTTGATGCAGAACTACGAAGCAAAGTATCAGGAGGCATTGGGCCTTCTTAAACGTCTTGGCGATGGGCTTGACCGTCAAGATGCGTATCGTTCTGGTCAAGCTAGAATTCCGGTAACTTGATGTTTGATGCCACTACAGAAATCGGTCAAGTTTTCGTACAGACGACTGACCATCGTGGACATACTGTGGAAGAGATTGCGGAGCGTGCGGCTAATCGCATTCTTCGTGTTGATTCAAAGGAAGCCCTGCACCATTGGTTGGTAAAGTATTTGCGTGAGGCACAAGAAGCTGAACGCCAAATGATTAGCAAAAAGTTGACACAACAGGGCTATTTGGAAATTGCTCAATTAATTGGAGACCTCTAATGGCTATTTCTCAAGCAATGGTGACATCGTTCAAGGTGGAAATCCTTGACGGTATTCATAATTTTGGTTCCGGCGTGATTCGTGCTTCGGCTGCTGCGGATGTGTTTAAGCTTGCGCTGTACACCTCGTCAGCGACGTTGGGCGCGGCTACTACGGCATATACGGTGACGGATGAAGTGTCCTCCTCTGGCACAAACTACACGGCTGGCGGGTTGACGCTGACGATCTCGCAGGTACCGACCTCAAGGGGCACTACGTCATTCATCGACTTTGATGACCTGACGTTTCCGAGCGCCACGATTACGGCGAACGGTGCGCTGATCTACAACTCGACCCAGAGCGACAAGGCTGTGGCAGTGCTGGCGTTCGGCGGTGACAAGACCTCGACGGCTGGTAACTTCACCATCCAGTTCCCGGCTGCTGCGGCATCGACTGCGATCCTTCGTATCGCCTAATTTAGTTAGGCAAGGACCGTGGCAGGCGTAGTTGTTGCCTTCGACGGTTGGAACGCTTCCGGTGTAGGCTGGAGCGAGCAAGGTTGGGGCGAAGGTGTAGGCAATCTTACTGCAACAAGTGCGGTAGGAACCGTCACGGTTTTTGCTCAAACTACTGCGACTGTTTCTGTTGATGGAAACGCTGCTACAGCCGAGTTAGGCGATGAAATTATTATTGCTACGGCAGTAATAGTTGAAGACGGTGTTGAAGGTGTCGGACAGATTGGAACAGTCTCAGTCGCTGCCGAGGCACCTTTCGCAGTAACCGGCGTTTCGGCTAGCGGAGAAATCTGCGGCGGTTGGGGACTGGATGGGTTTGGAGAACTGGGCTGGGGCGGCTGCGTTGTTGTTATTGGCGATGCTAATGTCTTTGAGGACGCAGTTACTGCCACAGGTGCGATAGGGACTGTATCGTTTGTACTTGACTGTAAGTTCCCAGTCACAGGAGTTGAAGGCACTGGGGAACTTGGTAACGTCGGGTTCCCAGTCACGGTTGAGATTACCGGCGTTGAAGCCCAAGTTATTCTCAGTGATGAAGTTGTTGTTGCTGACGCAGTTGTTATTGAGGATGGCGTAGAGGGTACTGGGCAGCTTGGCACTGTAACTGTTTTCGCTGAATATATCGCTCAAGTAACAGGGGTATCTGCAACAGGCGAAACTGGCACAGTAACGACGGAATCCGCTTATGGCGTAACCGGCGTATCAGCAACAGGGCAGGTTGGTACGGTAACTATTCAAGTTGCCTACCTAGTGACAGGGGTTTCTGCAACAGGGTATATTGGTTCCCAGACTCCTGCGGTAAATGTCTGGGGTTTGATTGATACTGATCAGAACGCGAACTGGACACAAATCGCGGCGTGAGGTACGTAAATGGCTAGTACATATTCAACTAACTTGGCCCTTGAGCTTATCGGCACGGGCGATCAGGCCGGTACGTGGGGCACCACGACTAATACCAACCTAGGCACGCTTATTGAGCAGGCCATTTCAGGTTACGTTACGCAGGCCGTAACGACGGGTAATACGACGACCCTAACCATTCCAAATGGTGCTACGGGTGTTGGTCGTAACATGTATATCGAATTAACGGGCACGGGCGGTACCAATACGGTGCTTGCGGTTCCCGCTAATAAAAAACTCTATTTTATCTTTAACAACAGTACGGGTGCCGTAACGGTCAAAGTGACTGGGCAAACGGGTGTTTCTGTTGCAGCAGCCGAAAAGAAAATTTTGGTTAGCGACGGCACGGATATTGTAGAAGCGACGAGTTATATCACGGCTATCGGTAGTAGCCTGACGCTGACTACACTTAATGCAACGTCGGCCAGTATTACGACGTTGACAGGAACAACGCTTGGCTACACAAGCGCCAATATCACTACGGCTACTGGTACGACGTTCAGCGCCACCACGATGGGTGCTCAGTCAACCACGACGTTCTTGGGAACGAGTGCCAATATCACGACGCTTTCGGGTACTAATTTCTCTGCCACAAGCCTAACCCTGACCAATGCACTTGCAGTGGCTTCGGGTGGTTCTGGTCGAGCATCAACTACCGCTTATGCGGTAATCTGTGGCGGTACAACTTCTACTGGAGCGGAGCAGTCCATCGCTTCAGTAGGGACAACAGGTCAGGTTTTGACCTCCAATGGGGCGGGAGCGTTACCGACTTTCCAAACGGCAGTTAGTGGCGCTCAGGACTACATCGTTCAATCTTACGGAATCGTTTGAGGTAAACACACATGGCTACTACAGCACAATACGCAGCAACAGCCCGCACGGCGATTGCTCAAGTCTCAACCGCCAACACCAACCGAAACGGCACTGGCACGATTGCCACCGTATTTACGGCAGGCAGCAGCGGATCACGCATTGACGATATTTACATCGTCGCCACGGGAACCGTGACAGCAGGCGTTGTTCGCCTGTTCATCAATGACGGCACCACAAGTTATTTGTTGCAGGAAATCTTGGTGACGGCGACGACACCTAGCACTACGGTGCAAGTATTTAATGCCTCATTGCTCAATCAGGCGTTGATTCTTGCGAATGGATATAGCCTGCGCGCTTCAACGAACAACGCTGAGACGTTCAATATCCTTGTCACCCGCGCAGGAGACTTCTAATGAATCCGGGTACTTTTCAAGGGCCGGGAACCGGCGTTATCGCTGGCACAATCAGCCGATATATCCAAACCGCGACAATCACCAGTTCGCGCACCGTTTATGTTCCTCCGGGGACTCAACGCATTGAAGCGTTGCTCGTGGGCGGTGGCGGCGGTGGCGGTGGCCCTCCCTCTGAAGAAGGCGGTGGTGGTGGTGGATTTGGTGGTGCAGCAGTTATTCAAATTCCAATCACGGGATCACCCCTGATAGTGGTCATTGGAGCCGGTGGCGCGGGTGGTTTGACAGGTGTAAATAGTGCAGCAAACGGAAGCCCTACACACGTGACAAGCGCAGGGACTCGTTACGGCGAAGTGGGTGGTGGCGGTGCGGGTAACAACGCTAGTTCTACTCATGGCGCAACTAGCGGAGGACATGGACGATCCGGTGGCGGTGGCGGTGGAGGCACCGCAGGACTTTTTGGTGGAAATGGTGGTTCGGCACCAATAGGAAACATTCTTTGGAATATTTATCCGGCTGAAGGTGGTACTACTCCGTTATCTCAGTATCAATCAGGTGCTGGATATGCTTATCCAATTGCCGCAACATCGGGACAAGGAGGAATTAACATAGGTTCAGGCACTGGTTTTGGAACTATGCGGGCCATGAATGGATCGTTGGGCGGCGGTGGTGGTGGAGGCGGTGGTGCAAGTGTTGCTGGCCAAGTGGCCGGAACAGGGGGTAACGGCGGCGGCGGTGGTGGTGGCGGCCAAAGTGGCTACAGTAGTAGTGGAGGCCCGGGTACGTTTGGCGGTGGCGGGGGTGCATCCAATGGTGGTGGCGGGGGTGCCGGTGGAACATTAACTTCTGTAACTATTTGGGGTTATACCGGCGGTGCTGGGGGTAGCAGTGCTGGCGGCGGCGGCGGTTTACTAGGGAATGGTGCAAGCAGTGCTGGTGCGGGCGGTAATGGTGGTGGTGGTGGCGGCGGAGCAGCGTCATCCGGTCAGGGTGGCGCAGGCGGCAATGGCTTTGCGGTTATCCGCTTTTATTTGTAAGGAAGTAATTTATGTCTAAAAGATTTGCAGTAATAAAAGGCGAAATTGTAGATGGCATTGCGATTTCTGATGAGCCTCTTGATTTAGGGCCGGGACATTTGTGGATTGATGTCACCGATATGTTTCCGCAGCCTGCGCGAGATTGGACATATAACGATGGCGTGTTTAGCGAACCACCTGTTCCTCCGCGTCCTGTTTACACCGTCATTTCAAAAGTGGCGTTTCGTTTCCGATTTACTGACGCGGAGTATGCTGGGATTATCAATGCGGCTAGAACGGATGCAGAAGTGCAAGTTTGGTACGACACGTTCAACATGGTCGCGACCATTGACCTTGACAACCAGCGCACCAAAGACGGCGTGGCAAACCTAGTGAGCAAGAATCTGCTGACGCAAGCGCGGGCTACTGAGATTTTGACTGCGCCTGTTCAGCCTAACGAACGTGCGTGAGGTAAAGCGCCATGATGACGCTCGTCAGTACGTTCCTCTCGTTCCTTGCGGGGGGCTTGCCTAAGATCTTGTCGATCTTCCAAGACCGGCAGGACAAGAAGCACGAATTGGCTCTCGTTGCGGCTCAGAAGGAACGTGAGTTGGCGTTGGCTGAACGCGGCTTCATAGCGCAGGCACGGGTAGAGGAAATTAAACTGGAGCAGATCCAGACCCAGACTGCGGGCGAGGAACGGCAGGCTCTCTACCAACACGACATCGAAATTGGCAAAGGCGCAAGCCAGTGGATGATTAACCTTCGTGCGAGTGTGCGTCCGGTGGTGACTTACATCTTCGTATTGGAACTTGTGGCGCTGAATATCGCTGGTGTGTGGTACGCCTACACCACGGGCATTCCTTTTGCGGTGGCGATGGAGAACGTATTCAGCGATGACGAGATGTTGATTCTGTCGTCAATTATCGCGTTTTGGTTTGGGACACAGGCATTTGCGAAGAAGTGAAAGTCAGCCCTGCCGCCATCCAAATGATCAAGCACCACGAAGGGGTGAGGACTAAGCCTTACCGCTGTCCGGCGCTTTTGTGGACGGTGGGCGTGGGCCACGTGATTGACCCTTCCCATATCGCGGTGAAGTATGAGGAACGCAAGAATCTACCGATACCCGCAGGCTGGGATCGCGTCCTCAGTATGGGAGAGGTGGATACTATTTTGGCTCAAGACCTTGGCAGGTTTGAGCGTGGCGTTCTTCGACTTTGCCCTGCTGCTACTGATCGTCAAGGAGTCTTCGATAGCCTCGTTTCTTTTTCGTTTAATGTCGGGCTAGGCAATCTCCAGAGATCTTCTCTGCGGATGAAGACCAACCGGGGTGATTACGAAGACGCGGCAGATGAGTTCCTAAAGTGGACAAAGGCAGCGGGTAAAGTCCTGCC